TATATTCCTTTTGAATTCTGGTTTTGTCGCAATGTAGGTCTCGCTCTTCCTTTAATAGCCCTCCAATATCACGAAGTAAAAGTAAAAATAGATTTTGAAACTAAAGCCAATTGTGTAACTGCTATTGACGATTTCGATGATGTTAAAAATATATCTTTATGGGCTGATTATATATTCTTAGATACCGATGAACGCCGAAGATTCGCTCAATTATCTCACGAGTATTTAATTGAACAATTACAATTTACTGGAACTGAAACTCTTGTAGCAGGTACTAATCGCATTAAATTAAATTTCAATCATCCTTGCAAAGAATTAATCTGGGTTGCTAAAATACCGCAAGATCTCAATAAAACCAGATGGTATGATTATACTAATACTAATCTTGCTGAAGTTGATAATTCACCATCTTTAGGATATAACGGAAGTTCTAAAGTTGGAGGCCAATATACCTCAAACTACTTAGTAATATCTGATATTAAACCTGCTTCAAATGTCAATCCCTTCAAAAATGCTATACTTCAATTAAATGGCAATGATCGTTTCGCGGTAAGAGAAGGTGATTATTTTAATTATGTTCAACCCTTCCAACATCACACTAATGTTCCTGTACATAATTCAATCAACGTATACTCGTTTGCTCTTAAACCCGAAGATCATCAACCAAGTGGCACTCTAAATATGTCTCGTATTGATACCGCTACTCTCATGGTTACAGCGGGTGCTAGAGATACTGGTTTATCATATGAAGGAGTAAATATATATGCTGTCAATTACAATGTTCTACGTATATTATCTGGAATGGGTGGCCTTGCTTATTCCAATTAAAAAATAATAATTATAATAATTTGTGTTATATATTTCCCTTTTTTTTTTCTCCTCTAATAGTATAAAGAATATAGCGTAAATGGGTGGTGGTCTTCTTCAATTAGTTGCTTATGGTGCTCAGGATGTTTATTTAACTGGTAATCCTCAAATTACCTTTTTCAAAGTAGTTTATCGTCGTCATACTAACTTCGCTATTGAAGCCATTCAACAAACTTTTAACGGAACTCCCAATTTTGGCAATCGCGTAACTTGCCAAATATCAAGAAATGGCGATTTAATACATCGTGTATATTTAGCGGTTGTTAATTATTCATCTGGAAATAATGTATGTCCTTATTTTGGTCTTCGTTTAATAAATTATGTAGAAATTGAAATAGGTGGTCAAAAAATAGATAAACATTATTCTCATTGGATGTATGTATGGAATGAACTTTCTTTACCCGTTTCAAAGAAAGATGCCTACAAAAAAATGGTTGGTGCTAACGATAAACTAGCGTCTTTAACTAATGCTAATCTATATATCCCTTTAGAGTTCTGGTTCTGCCGTAATGTTGGCCTTGCTCTCCCTTTAATCGCCTTACAATATCATGAAGTAAAAATAAACATTTTATTTGAAACTAAAGATAATTGCCGCGGTAATACAAATGAACTTCTCGATTTAACTTCAACTACTTTGTGGGTTGATTACATATTCTTAGATACTGATGAACGCCGAAGATTCGCTCAATTATCTCACGAATATTTAATAGAACAATTACAATTTACTGGAACTGAAAGTATTAATGATTCTGCTACTAGCATAAAACCTAAACTTTCTTTCAATCACCCCTGCAAAGAATTAGTATGGTTCTGTGCTTCAAGCCACTCAGCCACTAAAGCAACTATTAATAATAACTGGGTTAACTATTCAACAGGTAATAATGGATATGCCGCAGATAATTCTGAATTATTCAAAGAGACAAGTGCAATAACTTCTACCAATCCTATAAAAACTGCTAAACTCGTATTAAATGGAAATGACCGTTTCTCCGCAAGACCTGGTTCTTATTTTAATTTAATACAACCGTTTCAGCACCACGAAAATATACCTTCAAATTCGGGTATTAACGTTTATTCATTCGCTCTAAAACCTGAAGAACATCAACCTAGTGGCACTCTTAACATGTCTCGTATTGATACCGCTGTTCTCAATTTAGATGTTACCTCGAGTATGACTGGCTCGAAAAATCTTCATGTATATGCTGTAAATTATAACGTTCTTCGCATACTTTCGGGTATGGGTGGTTTAGCATATTCAAATTAAATTATATTATTTATATATGTTGTTAAATTGCTATAAAGTTTCTTTTTTTTTTCTCCTCTAATAGTATAAAGAATATAGCGTAAATGGGTGGTGGTCTTCTTCAATTAGTTGCTTATGGTGCTCAGGATGTTTATTTAACTGGTAATCCTCAAATTACCTTTTTCAAAGTAGTTTATCGTCGTCATACTAACTTCGCTATTGAAGCCATTCAACAAACTGCCTCGGGAAGTAATTCTCTAGGTTCACGTGCCACTTATCAAATAACTCGCAATGGCGATTTAATACATAGAGTATATTTTTACGGAAAATTAAAAAATACTTCTGGTAGCAAAAAAGTAGCCTTAGTTCCTAATGTTGGCCAAAAATTATTAAAAACTGTTGAATTAGAAATCGGTGGACAACGTATAGATAAACATTATTCTGAGTGGCTTTATATATGGAATGAACTTTCGCTACCCTATGGCAAACGTGAAGGCTATTATAAAATGATTGGTGCTAATAAAGAAAATTGCTGCACACAATTAGCACACACTACCAATAACTCTTATGAATTATATGTACCTTTAGAATTCTGGTTTTGTCGCAATGTTGGTCTCGCTCTCCCTTTAATCGCATTACAATATCACGAAGTTAAAATTAATATTGAATATGAAACTGCGGATAATTTATGCGATGTTAGTGATACCAACTATTGTATTGAAAATGATGTTGCTGGTGGTTCAGCAAATGTAACTGCTAATTTTGATAAAACTTTAACATTAGACGAACCTACCTTATGGGTTGATTATATATTCTTAGATACCGATGAACGCCGAAGATTCGCCCAATTATCCCACGAATATTTAATTGAGCAATTACAATTTACTGGAACAGATACTATAACTTCTTCGGGTGCTAACGCGGATTCAATGAAAAGCATGCGTATGAATTTCAATCATCCCTGCAAAGAACTCGTATGGGCTATCAAAAGATCTGACCAATCAACTGTATATTGGAATAACTTTTCTACCGCAGAAAAAGATGAAAATGCTGGAGCAGGCACTGATGTTACCTTCAACAACTATATAGTTTCTAGCAATCCTGTAATGCAAGCAAAAATAATGCTTAACGGCAATGATCGTTTCGCAACAAGACAAGGCGAATATTTCTCTCTTGTTCAACCTTATGAACATCATGAAAATACTCCTGACATGTACCACAAGGGCATCAATGTTTATTCTTTTGCTCTAAAACCCGAAGAACATCAACCAAGTGGCACTTTAAATATGTCTCGTATTGATACTGCTGTTCTATCTCTATCTTCTAAAATGGCGGGTACTATATATATATTTGCTGTTAACTATAACGTTCTACGTATATTATCTGGTATGGGCGGCCTTGCTTATTCTAATTAAATATGATATCTACGATAGCCATAATACAATTTTTTCGTTTTTTAATTTATAATTATTATCAATAGATAATATTATATTATATAAAATTTTTGATATTTGTATTGATGTCTTATGGATATCGTTATTTGACCAATTATTTTTATTTTTTTCATTAAAATAATATGAAATAATATCTTCCAAATAAGGCAAGCATCCTTTATTCATCGAATTGGTATATTTATACGCATTTATTTTATATCTCATATACAAACTTTCTTTATCTGTAAGACTTTTGTAGTAGTTTGTAAAACTTTTCTTAATCTTATTTAGTGTTTTCTTATAATCATTATTAATCTCATAACTAACTTTTTTAATTAAATAAGTTTTTAACATATCACAATTATACTTATTTCTTTTATCTCCAACTATACTTTTTAAATTTGTCTCCTTTTTAACAAAGATATTAGACGACTTATTTATCTCGCTCAACTTTTTGAGTTCGCAATAGCCTTGCAAATATCTAACAATATTTACAATATAATCTTTGTCGGTAAAATTACTAATTGCTGGTAGCATATTAAAGATTAATATATTTTAGAAAACTAAAAAAAATAAATCATTTTTTAATAAATTATAAAAATATATTATATATTATATATAATATATAATATATAATATATAATATATAATATATAATATATAATATATAATAAATTATCATAATATAGTAATTATATTATAACTTAATCGTCGCTGATAATAATATCCTTTAGATAAGGTGTGAGGATTTCATTCACGATAAACTCAGGTTTAAATTCATCATAATTCATAAATATTTTTAGAAGTTGTTCTGAAAATCCCGATACAATAGCAGTCCCTTCAGTATCGCAATTAACAGGGAAAATTTCATTGCTGTCTGAATTAAGATTCCAAAATATAAACTTGGGTGCTTTATAATTATTGTTTTTATATAGTTGAACAATACTTTTATATACAGTATTTAGATCATTATCTCTAGAGTTATTAGCATTATTAAATTGCATATCTGTAAATACAAATAGTTTTGTTGGCATTTTATCTTGCGGAACATTGTGTTTAATAGCATAGTTAATAATCTCCTCATTACATTTTACAAAATCTGTACTAAATCCATAATCAATTTTCATTATATTTTTAATACATTCGTGAAGTGTTGGAATAGATCCAATTTCACTATTCGTACTAGCAGCCGCATTATCTCCATTTTTGATTCTTTTTTCTTGAATTTTCACAGGACTAATCAAATCTACAAGTTGCGGTTCTTCGCTAAATGTAATAATTTTATTAGCAAAATTTCCCTTACAACACAAAGAAGTAATGATACCTAATGCTACAGCAACTTGTGCTGGAATACTTCCGTTTTTAGCATTAAACATAGATCCTGATACATCAATGATAGAAATCGCATTATCAAAATTTCC